AAAATCCACTATCTAAAGCAACACCTGCTGCACCTGCAGATCCACCGTCTACATTACCACCATCTCCACCTGCTCCTCCTGCATTACCTTTCCATTCAATTTCATATCCAACATCAACTGTTAAAATTCCTTTTACAAAAATTCTAAAACCAGCAGTATTAAGATCACCACCACTTAATGTTAAGTCATCAAAATAAGCATCTCTAGTTAGAGCATTACTCGTTATTGGCCCAGAAGAAAAAGCACCACCATTAATATCAATATCACCATCAGACCCATCTCCATAATCTCTTGTTGAATTTGCATTTGCATCAGCTGCTAAAATTTTGTCACCAGCTGCGTGTGTTTTTGGCATATATTTATATTATTATGCGTTAGTTATAGTAAGAGTCCAGTCCACAGTTAAACTTTGCACCGCACTCTTTGTAATATTAATTGCTAACCTTGAAAATAAAACTCCACTATCAGCAGCAGCAGAAGCATCAGAAAATAATCCAAATTCTCTATATGTTCCGTTATCATCAGTAGCAGAAATAAACATAGTCACATATCCAACTCCTGAAGCATTAGTTTGACTTGCCTGTAAATTTCTATAAGTTTCTGTTTCCAAAGTAGTATCACCAAGTGCCGGTGCAGTAGTTCCACTTCCAACTGCACAATAATTTATCTGTGGATCGTTAGTCGGGCTTGAACTTGTTAATTGATTTGTAAGCAGAGTTAAACCAACAGTCGTAATTAAATTATCAGCATAAATAACTTTTGTCTTACAAATACTATTCAATTGTTTAACAAGATGTAAAAATTGTTTACCTTGACTTCTAAATAGCTCAATTTGTTTATTGAGATTCTTTTGGTGTTTAGTTTCTAAAGTAGCAATAGTAAATTTATATCTACCTTTTAACTTCAAACCAGACTTCTTTTCTAATTTTATGTCTTTCATATGTTAAATTATTTATTATTGGTATTCAGCGCCACCATAACTTCCACCTCTTTTAAATCCAGTTGGCACTTGTTCGTGATATACGAATTCAATAGGCCAGTCTAAGCTCTGTGCGGTAAGTGTTTCAGCAAGGTCAAGAGCTTCTGTTTGTGGGTTATGTGAAGTAGATATCTTAACTGTTTCAGTTAATTCAAGTTCGTCAGTACCAGATTCAACTGTATCAGTAATTTCATTTGAACTTATTTGAAGTGTAATTTTATCCTTATTAAGTAGATCCTGAAAGAACTCTATTATTCCGTATGTCCTTGTAGTAATAAGTGTAATCTGATAAATAGGGGTATCAGGTGTAAGCATCTTTCTAACTACCTTACTAACTATAAAATTCTGATTAACATTTAATTGAGTAGAATTTATTTTAACTTGTTGTCCTGCTTCAAATCCAGCAGTCTGTGTTACGAACTCACCCTCTACAAGAGATGACGCATAAGCTAATAATTCAGCATTTGCCCTCTGTCTTGCAGCTTCCTTTGAAATAATGGACTTGTCTATAATTATATATTCGTGTTCTCCACTTCCACCCTCAACTGATTGAGTATCAACAATTGCTCCACTATCTTTAACTTTAGCAATAACAGGTAAAAATCTTCTACCAGCAACTTTAATAGCAGAACCATTACTTGGTAACCTTGAAGCTCTATGAAATCTAATAAGTCTTGCTTCATCATTCCAAAGTAAATCATATTGTTCTGGTACTTCCGTTGGCTCTTGTCCTACTTCTTGATCTGTACCAGTAACCGTAACTTTAAAATCGGCAGCTTCATATCTATAAGTCAATGGAAATACATTTTGAGTTCCATCTGAAATATAATTAGCAGTAAAAGTATCACCTAAATATTCACCACCCCTAACAAAAACTACATTCCTTAACTGTGTATTATCATTTCTAATAATTAAACTATCTTTTTCATAAGTTCCATTTGTATCTGTAATATCCGTTGGAGCCATATCAACTCCATTAGCTATAAAATGAATATCCTTATCATAATCAATCCACCAATTAAACTGAGTTGCATCTGCTAACATCTTTATTGCTTGTGAAACTGTATGATATCTAAATGAAATATACTCAATTACTGTCTGGCAGTTTACATTATTAATAGTAAATCCAGTTAAAAAATTAGTATTTATATCAGCAATAATATCATTAACTGTCATATCTTGATAATCTTTTGCAATCAACTTTGCATCTAAAAGACGAGTATAATCAATACATTCAATTTCAAAATTCACATTAGCAAAATCATCAGTTATGTTTTTAATTTTTAAGATCAATCCACCAAATAATTTAACTCCACTGTGAGTAACAACAACCTCTGATCCATTAATCGGGCTAAATGTAGTTCCATCTCTTAGCTTCTGTTTTAATTCAAATTTACAAGTATCAACCTGATTAGTGAGTATATTGTTAATCCTTAAACTTTTCCATTTTATATATTTAGTACGATCAATCCCAGCTATTGTTATCGTCATATTTTATCCTAATGCACCTTGCAATTTTAATTTCTGAAGAATTAGATCACCAACTTTTTCACCACTATCTTCATCTAAGAATGTTCCTGTTATATTTATAGTTACACCACCACCTAATTTATTATTTGGTACTATAACTCCATTTGAAGTAGGATTAAACATTTCCGGACCTCTCTCACCCACTAAAAATGATTTTCCAGCAGAAACAGAACCACCATTAGCTCTCTCTCCACCAAATCCAAGAAAATTACCGATAGCACCAGAAACGCTTTTTAATACATTTAATCTTTTTACAGCTTCTATTACTGCATCAATAGCACCAACTACCTTTGCTAAATCATCTGTAACAGATTCCCATATATTTTTAAAGAATTCTATTACTTTATTTGCTCCCTCTAAAGCAGATGTTAATATGTTTATTGCTGTTATAAGTCCAACTTCAAGTAATTTTATAAAAACAATTATAGCCCCTAATAAAATTACACCAATAACTTTTGCCATTATTTCTAAAAATGGCATAAGTGGTTGTAATGCTTCCCAAAGTTTTTGTAATTCTGGTAAAAGATTTTCTTGAAATACTATTGCTACATCATCAAATGCTTGTTTTAAAACAGTAATTAATCCAGTATTATTTTCAATAAATTGTATTACTTCTGATATTTTCTCTTTAAAAAATGAAAATATCCCACCAGCATTACTTACTGCACCACTCATAACCTGTAAAGAACCTATTAATGGCTCAAGTGCTTTATTAACCATTGGTAATATTTCTGCACCTAATTCAATTAAAACTATATTTAAATTATTTTTTAATAATTGAAATTGTTTATCAAAAGTTTCTGTTTGTTTTTCAAATGCAATATCCAACGCATCTAGTGTTCCTCCCATAGCTTTAAAAATCTCATCAGCATTTTCACCTGTTTCACCTAATAACATCATTACAGCATTTAATCCTTCTACTGAACCAAACATACCTGCTAATTTTTCAGTATCACCGTCAACAGCATCAGAAAGCATTTGTAATGTAGCAACTAATCCTTGTTCTCCTAAACTTTCTTTTATATCATCAACATTAATTCCCAAAGTTGAAAATGCATCTTGCATATCCTTTGTTGGTTTTATCATATTTGATAATGCAGCCTTAACAGATGTATATGCTATACTTGCTTTCATACCTGATGTTGTCATTGCAGATACACTTGAAAGTAAATCATTCAATTCAATACCCATTTCATTAGCAATTGGTGCAACCTGTCCAAACCCTTGCGCTAATTCTGATACTGTTGTTTTTCCATTTTTAACTGCTAAGAAAAATGAATTAGCAACATCTTCACTTTCTGAAGCATCAATATTAAATGCATTAATAGCAGATGTTAATATATCAGTAGCTTCGGAAGTTTCACCAAGACCAGCAACAGCTAATTTACCCGCTGATTCTAAAACCTCTAATGCCTGTGAAGTATCTGATATACCAGCAGAAACAATTGCATAAGCAGAAGCACCTAAATCTTCAGCATCTTTTGGTATTGTTTTTAATAAATCTTTAACACCTTTTTCCAATTCTGCAATAGATTCTCCATTATCATCAAATAAAGTATTGATATCAGACATTGCTGATTCAAATTTAGCAGCTTGTTTAACTGCACCAACACCAATTGCTAAAGCAAAACCTCCAACAGCTAATGATGCTATTCCTGCTGTTTTTGCAATCTTTCCAAAACTTCCATCAACACCTTTTAAAACTTTGGAAGCATTATCCTTTGCAGATAAAATAATTTGTAATTTAGCGTCTGCCATTTGCTTTTTTATTTCTTATGTTTTGAAAATAATTATCAATATTAATCTTTTCTGATAATAATTCAATAAACCAACTTGGTTGTTCTGAAAAAGTAAAATAATCCCATTTCATTTCTTGACACAACATTACCATCTTTAATTGAAAATCAGCTTGTCCACGACCAACATTTAATAAAGTTGAATATTGATCTTTTATTCTTTTAAATCGTCTTTCTCCTTATTAACAATTTCATTAATGCTTATATTAATAAAATTAAAATCTTCCTCTTTTAAATTTAATAAATAATCAAATATATTTTCTTCAATAACTTTTTTGTCTGGTGTTTCAATACTTAAAACAAACTGATTCATTTGTTCGTTTTGTATATCAATTAATTTTGATCCATCAAATTTAATACCATCAGTAGATAAAGATTGCATATCTAATTCACTATCTTTAAATATAATTGCATTAATATCTTGTCTTTCTTTACCAGTTAACCAACATTTAATTTTTACTTTATAACCACTTGGAGTAGTTATTAATTTTGTTTCTCGTTCCATAGTTTTATTTTATTTTATTAATTTTTGCTCTACAAATAGGACACGCTTTTGTATTCTTTAATCCTACATAGAATAATAACGGCATCCATAAAACAAACCAAGTTGTTAATAACAATAGAAATATAATCAAACCACTTTTTGATGATACTGGCTCTATTTCGTTCTTACAGTTGTAACACTGCATATATTTGACCTTTCCTAGCCCCTAGAACGGCTTCTAAGGGCTTTAAATTAATAAGTTGGGGTTTTGTCTTGTTTTTAAAATATTCTGTCCAGTGAGGACGATTTGCGTTTACTGAATTATTACATCCTCTACACA